ACCGTCAGCCCCTGCAGCTCCTGCGGGTCCTTGAATACCTTGAGGACCTACTGCACCGTCAGCACCGTCAGCTCCAGCAGGACCTTGTGGTCCTTGTGGACCTACTGCTCCGTCAGCGCCGTCAGCGCCGTCAGCACCGTCAGCGCCAGCTGGCCCCTGATCTCCCGTATCCCCCTTAACACCCACGAACTGGCCCATGTCAGCCCAGTCGGTACCATCCCACATCAACAGATTGCTAGATAAATCTGTACCATTCTGCACGTCGGGCGATAAAATATCGTTGCCGGAAGTACCGAGAGAGCCGTTAACCCCCGACCTAGAGTCAGTAGTTACAACGAAGAAGTAAACATCAGTAGATGTGGCTCCGCTATTGGCCTCAATGTCGCTAGCTACCGCGTTAGTAAGCTCGCCGCTAGCATCAACGCTAAATCCCTCGCCTCGAGGTCCCTGAGGACCTTGAGCACCATCAGCGCCGTCAGCGCCGTCAGCTCCTGCAGGACCTTGTGGACCTACTGCACCATCAGCCCCGTCAGCCCCAGCAGGACCTTGTGGACCTACTGCACCATCAGCACCGTCAGCACCGTCATTACCTGCGGGACCTTGAGCACCGTCAGCACCGTCATTACCTGCGAGACCTTGAATACCCTGTGGGCCTTGTGGTCCAACTGCGCCGTCAGCACCGTCAGCTCCTGCGGGACCTTGTGGACCTTGAGGACCTACTACACCGTCAGCACCGTCAGCTCCTGCAGGACCTTGTGGGCCTTGTGGCCCAACTGCGCCGTCAGCACCGTCAGCTCCGGCAGGACCTTGTGGACCTTGTGGCCCTACTGCACCGTCAGCGCCGTCAGCACCGTCAGCTCCTGCAGGACCTTGTGGGCCTTGTGGCCCAACTGCACCGTCAGCACCGTCAGCTCCGGCAGGACCTTGTGGACCTTGTGGCCCTACTGCACCGTCAGCGCCGTCAGCACCGTCAGCTCCTGCAGGACCTTGTGGACCTTGAGGACCTACTGCACCGTCAGCCCCTGCGGGGCCTTGTGGGCCTACGTCACCTTGTGGGCCCTGAGGACCAGCTGCACCATCAGCACCCGCAGGGCCCTGCGGTCCCTGGGCCCCGTCGGCGCCTGCGGGACCTTGTGGCCCAACTGCACCGTCAGCGCCGTCAGCACCTGCGGGACCTTGTGGGCCTAGGTCCCCCTGTGGTCCTTGTGCGCCGTCAGCACCAGCAGGACCTTGCGGACCTACATCGCCTTGTGCACCTTGTGCACCGTCAGCCCCTGCTGGCCCAACAACTGCACCTAGGTTCTGAATAGAGTTGTCGCTAAACGTAATAACTAGTTCACCGTTAATTATGGCGCTATTGGTGATACCCTTACCGAGTTGAACGGGAGAAGGATTAGCGGTGTCCGGCGTGAAAACTATTTGATTAGTGTCTACGTCTATACTAAGAGTAGAGTCGCCTAGGTACAGAGTACCTTGACTAAGGTATAGATCCCGCCATTTATTTTGGGCAGTACCTAGGTCCCTAGTCTCATTGACATCGGGTATCATATTGCTAGCTATAGAGGTAAAATCTACCCCGCCATTACCTAGCTGGCCCTGTAGCTTAGTAACCGCGTCTACTAGGTCCGTATATCCTGCCGGTAAATCTGCCGCCCCCACCTTAGTGGCTAGCTGCTTAAAGTTACCAAAGGCGGCTACTATATTAGCTACAGTCTCGTTGTCGGCGTCAGTACCGGCTAACAAATTTATAGCTACTTGAAGTAGCTCTATATCTGCCGAGGTAGCCCCGACTACGTCGTCCTGCCCTTCGCGGCTAATAACTAGATCCCCTCCAGCATTTACACTAAGCTGTACGGAATCCTCCTGTGCCGCTGTGGCATCCTTCACTAGTTTTATTACAGGGGAACTAACGATATGGGCAGCTACTCCTGCCCAGCGTAGGCTATGCCTACCCAGGTTACCGTCATTGTCTATCTGAGGTACTATATTTGGTGTAGCCATTAGCTAGAACTCCTAGGTGTGATATCCAAACCATTTCTAACCCAGTAGGTATCTGGGTAAACTTTTTGAGGCTGAGGCTGGATATCTAAATTAGATACCCGTAGCTGTGCACGACTGGCTTCCTCTTGCAGGACAACCTGTGCGTCATTCTCAGCACCAGGGGCATACTTCCACTCTATTAGAGGGGGAGTATCTAGGTTATTAAGATTAAATCTACTAACCCAGCTTCCCGATCGGCCAGCAATAGTAGAAGAAACTGTGAGGTCACCATTAGAGTTAGGCACCCACATAGACTCTTCAGGAAAAGAAACAGTAGCTACATTAGCTATCGCCAGATCTTCTTGATTTACTAAGCCTACTTCTATAGGTACAACTCTAATATTGGCCATTGTGACCTCGCTTCTAGGTACTTGGGTGGGTTTATTTAGCTGTCAGACTTCTTGCGGCGAGTCTTACGCTTAGGCTTTTCTTCCTTAGCTGGCTCATCTTCTAGGCCTAGCATCTCGGCTACAGTGTCCATAGCCGCCCCAGCAGCATCTTCTGCGGCGTCAATTGCTGAGTCAACAGCACTCTCGACTGCGTCCTCTACCGCGTCTAGGATCTTGTCACTTGCTTCTTCTAGCGCAGGGTTGTCGATCATGGCGTCAACGGCATCGCGGGCAGAGTGAATAAGGCTATCAGTTTTTGCCTCTACCTGGTTAGCCATACTGCTAACTTGCATACGTCCCGAGCTAATAAGCTTTCTAAGCGACTTGTGCATAAGCATAGTAACCGGTACTACCATACTTGCACCTCGCTTTAGGCGCTTTCCCCCAGGAAGCTTAATTGTACCTGATCGTCTATTATTAATCTTTACTTTTTGCATTGTGTTTCTCCAAAAAAAAACCCCGCATACCTACTAAGAAGTATACGAGGCCTTATTGTTGGGCCCAAGGACCCTGTAGCTTTAAAAGCTTTTGACTACCTTATTAGGCACCAATGCTCTTGAAGCCGCTGAGCTTGATCACACCCTTAGTGTTACCGATACCGATACCAGGTGAAGAGTAAGACCAGAACTCGATCATGTCCGCCTCTTGCTTAATGAACAAGGTAGCGTCCTGTAGCAGGAAGAAGTTACCGAGGTAGTTCTCAGGAGCGAACAGGTAAATAGTGTTGTCATCAATAACATCATTCTTGATAGTAGTGATAACTGGAACACCAAATAGCTTGTCCTCACCCTCAAGCCCCTTGTCATAGTGACGAGAGACAATGTCGTTACCTACGTCGGTATAGTCAAACTTAAGAGCTTCCATAAAGGTAGCCTTAGTCATGAGCATCTTACCGATAGGAAGCTTCTTAGAGGTCATCGCCTGGAACATCTGAGCGATAAGCTCCTTGCTAAGAGGTGCTTGGTCAGAGTCGTTATCAGCCGCCTGAGCAACAAAGTTGTTACTCTCTAGTAGCTGAGTGCCAGTGAACTGAGGAAACACATCGGCATTAGCATTCTTACCAAGATAAGAAAGCCCATCCTTGCTAAAGCCTGCAGCACCTTGGTTACCTACATCAGCAGGACCAGAATCACTAAGGGCAGCCTCAATGGTCTCGATGAACTTCTTGTCCTCTATGTCAGCCATGTCCTTAACTGAGTTGTCAGTAAGGATCTTACGGATGTCGTTCTGGTAGGTAAGAAGCTCAAACTTTGACTTCATGAAGTGCTGTGACTCGATCTTACCGAAGAAGACTGAGTAACGAGGACCGCGGAAGAAAGTACGCTGACCAGCACCCTTGAAGGTTACGAAAGTAGCCGTTGAATCGGGCTCCTTCTCGATGATCTTCTTAGGCTGATCGGTGTGCTCGTCGCGGTCGATCTCATCGGGGCTAAGCTCAATAGGAACTAGGATCTCACGCGCAAAGCTTTCCTGGCGGAGCTTGCTACGGATAAAGCGGCTACCCTCATCAGCAGCCTCCTTAACACGACCTTCATCTAGCTTACGAACAAATGACTGATTAATAAACTGCGCGCTAAGGCGCTCACGCTCTGTATTCATGGGTTACTCCTTAGTGCGCTTAATTAAATTACTAAAAGATCGAGGGTGTTAGCATTTCTATCAACAGCTAGCACCTGGCCAACTACGCTTTGGCGTGGATTGACCTCATTACCTGCTAAAGCAGTTACTACGCCACCGGCAACCTTAACTTCTTGCATAGGGGCAAAGGTAGAAGCAGCCGCTGCTAGGATGTCATACTCGGTACCGTCCGCAGTAACGCCTTTCTGAGGAAGGCGGACTACATAGCCACCGCCCAAAAGGCAAGTAACTCTATTAGCAAAGCGTGATGAGTAGTCATCTTTACCTTCAATAATCATGTAGCACTTGGCAGCGGCGCTATCACTAGTAGTGTCCGCTAGTGCTACTGCAGTATGCATAGATCCGTCCTTGTTCTGGACGTCTAGAGAAACCCACTGACCCATGTAGTGAGAGTGAACGGCGCTACCAATAACAAAATCCTCTTGGACTGCTGAAGAGTTAGGCCAGCCCCGTAGGATATCAAACTTTGAATTTAAAGCTACCATGCTTTATCTCCTTGTGTATTTAGTATTTTGTTTAACTTAAGATCCAGTTTGCGAAGTCACGCTCGGCACGGTCAGCTCCAGCAGAGCCTCCCACTAGGCCGGCAGTCTTGGTGCTACCTGAGCTACCCATAGGGTTAGCCTCGCTTTTTGCTAGGCCACTCAGCATACCAAGTACAGAGTCATCGACTCCCGCTAGCTTTGTGCTCACATCATCTGGATCATCACCAGTGATAAAGCTTAGCTTTTCGACTAGGGGGTCAAGTGTTTGCTTACGGTGTGCTTGCTTAATAGTAGTGAGTTCAGTCTCCAGCTGAGACTTCTCATCTGCTATAGCATCTAGCACGTCAGCAACTTTAATCAAGAAATCACTGCTCATATTAGTTAATCCTCAAGCTTACGTCTAAGTAATTCTAACCCGGTAGCCGCAACTACCAAGTTAGCTACTTTTTCACGCTTAGTTTGCTGATGATACTGAGCATATTTTCTAAGCTGCTCTGCTAGCACTTTTACTTTATCAGTATTCATTTAGCCCCCCCCAATGAAATCTAGTATATCTTGGTAAGTGGGCTCTAATGACTCTTGCCTAAGTAAACTAGCGAGCTTTGTTAGGGACTTAGCTACGTCGCCATCTAGCTCATCAATGCGCTGCTCTAAACTAGCTTGTTTAGTCATAACAGGCTGAGGCTTAGAAGCCTCGTCTACTATACGAGCAAGAGTCTTCTCGAACTTAGATGAAGCCATAACTACTTCTCCTTAATCTAGGGACTCTAGTTGTAGGTCTTTAATGTCGGAGGCATCGAAGCCAGAAGTACTAGGGAAAAAGCTAGCTGGATCACTGACTGCTTGAACTAGCTTTGGAGCTAAGAAGCCCGCAGCCGCTCCAGCTAGGGCATAGTTCTTGTGCTTTTTCTTCTCGTCTTCTCGCGCCATCTGACTACCGACAAGGTATGCGGGTAATCCACCCACAGCTGCCCACAACAGATTTTCTTGTAAACCCGCCTGCTTGGTACAGAAGCTATAGGTAGCTTCAATACTCTCTGGTGAGCTTTGATTAGCCACCTTAGTTAGTAGGGCTCGGTACTGTTGGGATGCAGACATCTTATTATCCCTTAAGCTAGGCTTCCAAGGATATTAATAGCATGCTGGTAACCAGTGTTGGCGCGATCCTCAGCAGCAGTCTTGATCATCTGCTTACCCTCAGCATACCCAGCTCTGATTGCCTCTGAAGCAATCTTAGTGGCCTCGTTGTGCTCTGCCTGAAGTGCCTCGGAAGCAACCTTAGTGGTCTCATCGTAGCTATGAGCATAGGCTTGCTGTGCTAGCTTCTCTAGCTCCCCGCGCGTCTCACGGTAACCTAACTCCATAGCTTGCTTCATAAGCACCTCGTCTACGTCACCTCCGCCAAAGCTAGCGACCTTGACGCCAGTACTCTCGTGCTCACCCATACGAGCAATAAACCCATCACAGACTGCTGCGCCGTACATCTCAGCCTCTTTGACGAGGGCTAGCTGCTCAGCATCGGCAAGCTTCTGAGCAATCTTAACTAGGTCCTGAGAGGGAGTATCTACTGTAGTATTATATGAGGCTGTCTTATCCATAGAGAGTGCCGCGTCGAGGGCTGACTCTAGGCGATGACTGTGGCTTTGGCTAACCACAGAAGCGGTCTTAACCTGCTCAGTAGCAGGATTCTCTGACAATGCATCTAGAATTGATGATAGTTCCATTTTCTAATCTCCATTAAGGTATACTTTGTTTGTTAAATCTTAGAGGCTGGTGCTCTTGTCAGCAATAAAATTGGTGGTTCAGGCCAAGTATTGTTTGCACAGACCAGGGATCGGCTTTAACCCGTCTAGCCCCGTCGGTGTTCTCAGATACTAGAGAAGCTAGCTTAGTATAGCTAGGTTCATCCTGAGATTCTAGCAAGCCCGCTATATGTATACTATAGGCAAAGCAGGCTACCTTTGTGGCTAAGGGTATCTCGAAGTCTAGCCTAGGCAAGCTTAGACTGCTCTCTACGCTAGCCACTTTAAACATGTCTTTCTGGCCCTGGTATAGCCAAGACTCGCTTATGCTTCTGTGGGGTATATACTTGGCCATCTTATCCTGTATCTCAGGATCAGGCTCTTCAGCTCCCGTAGGCGCAACCTTGTCATAGATAAGCTCACCTGCCATGTCGGGCTGCTTAGCTAACAAGCTAAATATATCTCCCTGTAATGAAACCAGTTTCTCTGCTAAACCTTCGGGGGCCTTTGCGTCAGTAAGCTTTATGTACACTAAGTCAAGAAACTCTGGTGTAGCTAGAAACAAGCCCATACTAGACAGAGAACTCAGAACCTTAGGAAGGCTGTGCCTACTTAAGTCTAGCTTATCTTCGTCAGATATTTCTTTAAACGAGTCTTTAAGCTTAGGTACAACAGTCTTAAGCCACTGCTTGTTTAGTGAGTTATCTGAAGAATTCATATTAGAAGAGTCCGCCTTGTAGCCAATTCCGGTTACCATCTTCTCTATCTCGGCAGCCTTGTTGAGGTACTTAGCTAAAGTTATGCGTGCAGCATTTTTCTCGGCTAACCAAGCTGAGCTAGCGCCGGTATCTCGTACACCGGCCACTTTCTTTAACATGTACCCAGTCTTGTCAGCCGGCCGCCATACAACAGATATATCAAAGAACTTGGGGTCTGGGTTATCAGCACAGACAATCCTGCCGTCTGGGTAGATCTTATTAAGCTCATTTCTAAGATGACTGCAGTATTGTGCTCGAGTAGGTGCCTTGTTACCGCAGATACTACAAACGTCAAACTTAATCTTACAACCCATGGATACAGCTACAGATTGACCGGAGTTAACCTTGTCTACTATGTCAGGTGCTTTACGATTATCTATCTCTAAAACCAGCTCTACCCGGTGCATGTCATCATTATAGAAAGCTTTAACTACATTTCCGTAAGACTTAGCGGGATCTTTATTTACGTGTGACTTATAAACGTGCGCCCCAGTCTCGAAGGTCTTATAAGTTTTTTTCAACTCAGACTCTCTGAATGCATCCCCGTTCCGGTTAGGTCCGTAAAACTCACTAGCCCCCATAGCTAAAACTAAAATATAGGTTTTACCTGGAGTGGACTGAATTTGCCTCGACCACTCCTCAGCTTCTGACGCTATTTTAGTATTAAAGTCTAGTAGCTGTACAGTAGGCTCGAAACCGTTACTGCCCTTAAAATGCTCGTCTAGCTCTAGTATCTTGTCAAATGCCATAAAGGCCTCCCCAGGTCTATAGCAGAATGTCTACTAACAATGAAGCTATGTGGTCGGTGCTTATAGAGGAGACCTTTGACAACTCTTCTACCAGATCTACATCGGAGCTATTAGCTACCGCGGAGTCTACTACCTGCTTAGCATTTAGAGCTGTCTCTAACTCTTTAACCTCTTCGCTAACTGGCGTGGCTGGGCTAGATGAGGACATATTTCTAGCGGCTAGTATGGCGCCTACGGTAGCAGCTGCTAAACCCGGGATGGCTAGCATCTTAGAATCTACGTTATCGCTAGCTCTATTTATAGTATAGTTGGCTGCTAGAGCAGGTACTGCCGCTATCGCGGCGCCGGTTGCCAGAGCCTTAGGAAGGGACATAGCCTTTTTTACCTCCCCGGTCTCTTCTTTACCTTTTTCCCGTTTAGCCTTGTCCATAGCATGGGAGGCCCGGATAGACTGCATAACGGCACTGCCAAGCTTTATCGCCTCATCTACCAGCTTTTGATTTAGGCTGTCTAGATTATAAATATGGGCGCGCTTCTCAAAGTAAGTATTAGCAGAGCCCACGCTAATAGAAGCGTACTTACTTTGCTGAGCTAGCTTTAAAAGTAATGGCGTAGCTGCTTTAACGTGTCTGTTCATCTGTATTACTTACCTAGGGTATCAAGGGCATTTATAGAACTTGCAATTGCCTTATTAACCTGGCGGTTATAGTAGGCTTTCTTAGCAATAAAGCCAATAGCGGTATCTAAGCCAAAATCGTTGGTGCCAATCCTAGCCTCGGCTACTTTGTGTAGCTGATTTTGCTGACGTAGTCGAAGTACCTCAGGAGGAATCATATTTAGCATCTCGTTTTTAGTCATTTCCAAAACCCTTTCCAGCCAGGCGCGCTTCTGCCTTAGCTAACTCTCCTAGTGTAACTGGATCTAGGCCGCCCTCGTGGGCGATACCCTGCCTTAAGAAACTCTTAATGGCGTCTTTATACTTTGTCATTTTAGGAGCTACGTCAACCATGGTGTTAAATAGGCTGGCTACATGTTCAGGATCTGCGTCCCTCAGCATTTCGTCGTCCTGCATAAGCTCCCTTAGTATTGCCTGCTGATTAGGCTTGTTTACAAGTTTCTTGTAACTCTTACCCATGTTAGATACAGCCTCATTAACAAACGCGTTTGCTATATCAGCTGCATTAGAGGTCATCTTTTTAGCTACCTCCTCATCCGCACGGATACGAGTAAGGACCCCACCGATACCCGGCCGTAAAGCTTTGTTAAGCTCATAGCTAGATGTTTGTATGGGGTCCCCCCCGATACCACTTACTGATTTAGAGGCACCTAGCATTGCGCCGCCGAGCATAGCCCCTACAGTAGTACCTCCAGCAAGACTTAGAAAGGGCTTCTGTTCTATAGCCTTAGCTAGCGCCGAGCCAACGCCTGACGTAAAGCCTACCTTTTCTCTAAATTCTTGAGTACCCACGGCCTTGTCAAGATGCTTAGACATAGAATTACCTCGTTACTTTAGCTAAGTAGTCAATAGCAGCTTTGTGCTGATTGTGACTATCTACTAGCTCTAGGATCTGAGCAACCTTTGCTAGGTTGCCCTTATTTTCCTGGTCTACAACATGTCTGTCAGCTAGAACAAACTCCTCTTGGGGTGTTAGAGCTCTAGCTATCTTAGGCATCCCTAGTCTGTTACGCACAAGCTGTAGTGCTGGAACTGCTGAGTTACCATGCACAGAGTAAGCATCTAGCTCAAAACTAGCATGCTTCTCACGGGTATAGATACCACGATAGTCATAAGAGATCTCGTCAGCTAGGTCAGAGGCCCCATAGTTACAGCTAGCTATTTTAGTAAGCAAAGAGTCTCTAGCGCGCTCAGACTGGTTTATGTCTAGGCTGAGTGTGTCTTCTTGAGCCGTAAACAAGGGCCCTAGATAGCTAGCTACCTTATCCGACTTAGGCTCTAGCTCAGGTAAGGGATTATTCTCATCACTAACAGTGTCATGTAACCCCGCCTTAGAATCAACAGATATGGTGATAGATATGCTAGGAGCACCTGAGGTAGGGCCCGAGCTTCCTAGTGCTTCATCAATTACCCTAGAGGGATCTGCTACATCAAACTCAACCATACGTTGATTGCCAGACTTGCCCTTAAACTCGTTTAAGAAGGCAGTGGTATTAGCAGACTCCACTAAGCGCTTTATCTGCTCTGGATTCATCTGATTGTGCTTGGCAATTTTTACTATGCTGTCATGTAGCGTACTTCCGTTACGGAATTCCTCGGCTACTTTAAAACCCATAGTGTCGATGTCGTGTCTAGAAAAAGTAGGCATAGCGGAGTTACCCTTTTATTTCTTCAGTGATACTATCTTTACTTAGCGTAGTATCGACCTTAACTAATTTTAATCTTAGTGAATCTAGAGCTAGCTCACCACCTTCCCGTGACCCTCTAGCAGACTCAAGAGTTCTAAGAACTTGAGGTATCCACGACCTAGACTCCTTAGCCCTGGAATCATCTATAGCAAAAGGCTTATGTTCCCTAGATCTCCAGTAAGAGTCTTCCAGTAAGCTATCACTAACTATGGCTGGGTCTAAAGAGTCCTCTATGCTTAGCGACATCTTCCACGCCACATACCTGTCGCCCAGACTATAAGCAGACCTTAGTAGCGCTTTATGATTCTTAGTTAGAGTAGTATCTTCGGGTAAGCTGTCTATAAAGTCTTTTAAAACAAGCCTATTCGGAAACACGGACACATCAAAGAATATCTTACCAAAGGCTATTACTGACTCTTCGGTACCCTTAATATAGCGGGCAACTGCGGGGGCATCTGCTCCTGCTAGTAAAAGACTACTAAGTATAGACCTAGACTGTGGTAAGTAGTACATTAGATAAGCTTGAGCGATGTCATCGCTATCTGACTTTCCATGTATATAGCTGTGTATAGCCTGAACATATACATCTTCAGAACTGTCTTCTGGAGCTAGACTTAAGGCTATCTCTAACCGCCAAGCCGGAGATTTTAAAGATCTAGGTTTAGGTAAGATAGCCACGTCCTTAACTCCTTAGACCACCATTCCCTCGGGGAGGGCGTTCATACGCTTCTGAGAGTGGACGGATAGGACGATGTCACCTAGTCCGCCTAAAACCTTACGTAGGTTTTGCTCTAGAATACCATATTCTTCAGGACCTAGCTGCTCAATAAGCTGCTGCTCTCTAAGCTGTATAGACACAAGTATTCGCGCAACACTATCTATAGCTTTCTCTACAGTGGGTAGCTCACTAGCTACTGCCTCGTTAAAGGGGTTAGTAGCTATAAGCTGAGCTGTAGCTGCAGAGTCAAATAGCCCTTGATCGCCAAGGCCTGCGGCTGCTTCCATAATCTGGGGGCCTTCTTGAGGCATAGCCCCAGGAGGCATAGCGCCGGGAGGCATAGCCCCAGGAGGCATAGCCTCAGGAGGCATAGCCCCAGGAGGCATAGCCCCAGGAGGCATAGCCCCAGGAGGCATAGCCCCAGGAGGCATAGCCCCAGGAGGCATAGCACCAGGAGGCATTGCACCAGGAGGCATAGCCCCAGGAGGCATTGCCCCGGGAGGGGGTGCCATCTGAGGTTCAGGCCCAAATATGCTAGCCAACTTAGGCATGTTTAAGGGGCTAACAAGCGCATAGGACCTAGTGCCTGTTATATCCAGGCTATCTAGGTCTTTGCGAATAACATCCACGTTTACGTTTAGGCTGCCTATTTTCTGCAGTAGGTCTACTTTACTATCAGCACTTAGGCCATTATAGGTCCAGTAGTCGCCAGCACGGTTATAGGCCACCTTGAGACTACCATCGGATACATCATCCAGCTTTTGGGTAATAACCTTACTTAGCTGCTCGGTATCCGCTAGTAGACTTCCTAACTTATCTACCTTAGCTACTTTTAACCCAATGTAATGGCTGGGTATGTAGAGTGTTCCGTCTACTCGCTTAGGTATAGCAACTCCCTTAGACCCGGTTATAATAACGGGCATACCTCCGGCCATAGCAGTATAGCCATCAAGGTTACGGGTAACCTTAGTTAAAGCGTCTTCCAAGATAACGGCGTTAGTAACCCCATCACCCTTAACACCTATAAACAGATTGAAGCCATTACTTACTTCGCCTGTATTGCCGGATATAGCTTTGGCTAGTCTAGACGTAGGGGGTAGAGGCATAGGATCGGGTACGGCCAATAGATCCCCGTGCACAAGGGCATAGCGCCCAGTAGGTCGTAGAACTAAGAAGCTCTTGGTAAACTTGTTTACCTGCCCTGATTCTAGGGTAGTCTGCGTATGGGGATTGGGTATAATAACTACCTTTTCCTTAGCCCCATTAGCAGTAACTACAGTGTAAAGCCCAGGAGATCTGGGCTCAGTTAGCCCAGACTGAGTATCAGGACTTAAATTTAAGGGGGACTCCTTAAGAACGGCGATCTTAGCTTGGCTGCGGAGGTCTCGTGTAACAACTCCCGAGTCCCGCATAACGCTATAGGCGGCAAGTTTAGCAGAGCCGAAAGCTTCTTCAAATTCTACCGGTGTACTATTACTATCTAAAACAAAAAAACCAGCTGTCTCAGCAGAGGCCTGCTTCTCTATAGATGGCTTTAAAGCCAGCAATAAGTCAGATCCGTGGTACTTCATAGCGGTCTTTAGAAGCTTAGTATTGTCGGCTAACATCTTAGAAAAAGCTAGCTTAGTATTGTTATCACAGCTATCTATGGTGCTAAGTAACTTGGTGTTGTCGTGACTAGCATACACAAACCTACCCGTACTAGGTGGTAAAGTTATAGCCCGAACATCCATATCAGAACTAAGAGTCTTAGGCGCCTTAGCTGACTTACCCAGGTAACTAGAATCAGGATTAGCCAACTCTTCCATCCACTCTTCTGTAAGGGGTAAGTAGGTCTTACTTTCCTGAGAATAGATAAGCTCAGGGGGCTTAACCTTACCATCAGACATAACTACGGGTACCATAGCCCTATGCTGCCCTGTCTGAACTGAAAAGGCACCTACAGCTTTATTATTCTCTAAGTCTACTTCTAGTACCTTAAAGTCTTGTACAGCAGGAACTAGTGTAGGAGCCTTACCTTCTAGCATGGCGTACGCTAAGTCGCTAAAAAGTTGCTTTAGCTGTGCTTCTTCTGGCGAACCAACGCCTTGTTGCTCAACGCTATTCATAGTCTTAGGAGACAATGCGGCTAATTTAATCATGATTTACTACCCTCAATAAGTTTCTTAGCTAAAATATAGGTCGAAGGGGCTGTTAAGTCATTAAACGAGTGACTTACTATACCAGGAACCATATTAGCCGCAGTTCTAAGTTTAGTTGGGCTATGATAAACGGCTCGACCCGAGGCCTTTAACTCTTCAATTAAGTTTGGAGCTGCTACAGCACCTGACACAAGGGTAGCCTTGTTTAGTATGTCTTGCTTCTGGTCTAGCGTTAGCCTAGGATTAAGGGCTACAAAGCTAGCTATAGGCAAGGAGGCCGTGTTGCTAATCCTGCTTAAGCCCTTAGCTCCCCGTAGTAGCCCTTTATACAGCTCACTAGCGTCTGCTAAGGAAGCCGCATGCCCCATCTCATGGGCTAAAACATCGGTGGATTTGTGCCCAATTCCTAGGCGGTTATTCTTAAAGTCATAAAATGATACGTTAGGTGCAGACTTACCTACATAGGTATTTTTTATGTGGGGGTTTGCACCCGACATAGAGCTAACAAGAGTTTGTATCTTGCTAACTTGGTCTTCGTCTAAACCAAGAGCAAGTCTTAGACGACTGGCTCCGTCTAAGGTTGCTAGATCTTGTATACGCATGCTCGCTACCCCATGAGTTATCTACCATTAATCATAGGGCTAACGAGCAGCTAAGTCCACTACATACCCGGAGGAAGAGGTGCCCCGGCTCCTGGTGGAGGTGGTGCCCCGGCTCCTGGTGGAGGCGGAGGAAGAGGTGCCCCGGCTCCTGGTGGAGGCGGAGGAAGAGGTGCCCCGGCTCCTGGTGGAGGTGGCGGCATACCCCCACCCTGAGAAGCTTGATATTGCTCAAAGAGAATACTAAGGACCTCTAAAATCTTCATCATAGACTCTAGGTCCTGAGGGCCTATGGACTGGCCGACCATCTGAGCTTCTTGCGGACTTGCTTGGGCAGCAATCTCAGCGCCCTGAGCCACCTTCTCAAAAGGTATCTCAGGTAACAGCCCACTGTCTGTAAATGCGCGAGTCATACCCATTATGTAGGCTGTCTTTAGCTGCATGATTAGTACCCCAGGCCCAGCTGACGAAGAATGTGAGAAGCCTCTTTCTCCTGCTTTTCCTCGCTCTTCTTCTTCTCAATAATCTCTTTCTTAAGCGCGGGGGGAAGCTTCTTCTCGTCCTCGCTTAGCATATCCTCGTCCTTAGATCCCTCGTCCTTAGACTCCTCCTCGTCCATAGCCCACTTAATACGCTGGATATACTGAGCACGCTCAGGCTGAGACATGCCAACCATGGTGCGAAGGGCCGCTAGCTTATCACGCTGGTGTAGTCCGCTAGGTAAGAAGGGGCCCACCTCCTCAGCAGTCTTTGCTAGTAGGAAGTTAAATGCAGACTGCTTCTTTAGATCCATATCGCTAGCCTGGTTGTTATCCTTAAGCGCCTTCATATCGCCCGTAAAAGGAGCAGCATTAGAGTCACCGTGAGCTAGCCCCTGGTCTACATTAGCGTAGGCCGGGTTCTTACGAGGATCCTCCTCGTGCTGATAGTCACTGCTAGACCCGTTCATGCCTGAGCCGCCTAGTGCATTAGCTGCGCCGCCTGAGGCGGCATCTTCACTAAGCTTACGTAAAATTGCAGCGGCTGTCTTAGCGTCTAGGTTAGCACCCTCAACTAAGGGCTTCTGCGCTCCCGTAAATGGGTTGGCGTTCTTCTTAGGGTCTGCAAGACCCTGTGAGCCCCCTAGGTGAGCATAGCCAGCATCAGCGCGGGCCCCGGCCTCGCCCTGGAAGTCTGGTACATTACTAGGCAGGCTATTAGCTACGCCGGTAATCTGAGCCTCAGCGGCAGACTTTAGGTAGGCAACCACCTCTCTGGCGTCCTCCTCAGACATCTCATCTCCCTCGGCCCCCTCTAGAATCTCAGAAAGCTCGGATTGGCCATCTTCTGCTGCCTCTAAGACCTCCTTAACCTCCTCTGCACTGAGATCGTCCTCAGCGTTAGAGGCCATGGCTGCCATAGCTTGGGCAAGCTCCTCATCGCTAACGTCCTCTGCTGAGTCATCTGTGATAGCCATAGCAGCTAGCTTTACAGCTAGATCTGCCTTAAACTCTGAAGGGTAAGGCTGAATAGCGCCGGCCGAAACAAGTGCATTCTGAGCACCGCGAACATAGGCAAACTTAAGTAGTGACATATTTCTACTCCATTTAGTCGACATATTTATGTTGTTTAAAGTATACTACTGAGGTACAGCAGCGTCCAGTATATAGTCAGAGGCCCGTGGAAGTCTAGTGCTGTCTGAAGTGCTAGGTAGACTCATTACTGGTTTATCGGGGTCTAGCATAGAGCCAAGGCCCTTACCAATAGACTCTCCCAACATACTGGTTCCCATTCCTCCCACCAATCCTAGGGGACCTCCCACGGCAAACCCGGCCCCCCCAGCTAGTGCGCCAAGTATCCCCGACATGCCTCCGTGCTCATCGTAGTCAGGTGTTGAGGCCGCCGTAGCGATATCCATAGCGGGAAAGCCTAGCAGGAGCAGCGGGTTAACACCCTCGCCCACGCCCTTAGTAGCTAGCATCTGAGTAGCTTTGCCCTTAGTAACAAGCTCACCCGTGTACGGATTGATAACTCGGGCACCCTTAGGGGCTTCCTTAAAGTTTTTTATAAGTTGCTTATATCTTGGATCTACCGCAAACTCACCCAGTATCAAGCCGCCGGGCCCAACAACCCCGCCCTGCATATACCTAGCTTTTAGAGCATCCATAGTACCCTTTTTACCTATTAACAGGTCACCTAATAGCCTACGATTGCCTAAGGCTTCGTGGTTTATACGGCCAGTGCCGGATACAAGTTCCCTAGTAGCTTTTTGTATCTCAGGGGACAGCTTTTGAGTGCCCACTAGGGCTCTCTCTACTACACTACCTAAGTTTTTTAGCCTAGTTACATTCATGTTAGTACCTACCTGTAGAGTCTCGCCTCAACTCACTTCCTACAGCTAGCGCGGGTATAGGATTGTGTGAGTGAAGATCTGCTTTTTCACCAAATGTAGCTGCGTTAATAAGTGTAGCCTTCTGATAGCGATAACCCAGTCGCTGCATCCAGTTAGGGTTTAGTAAGGGTGTTCTTGTAGCAGCAGCCATGATTGGCTCTAGTCGCATGTTAGAGCTAATAGCCTTTACCCTAGAAATACCTTGCTTACCGAGATCCTCAGCTACCCGCTGTGTTATCTTTGTTCCCGGTAAATGTGTACCCTGGGCTACTGTCAATACCTTACCGATACTGTCCCGAACCGAGAGCTCACTGCCTTTACCCTCAAACGTTTTACGTAACGAGTTTATAGAAACGACATCACCTGGTACATAGCCCGGAACACCACCTCCGACTTTAACATAGTTAAGCTGGCTTCTAGCTAAAAGCTCAAAGTGCCTGGGGTCCATTTCTTTTCCGCTCTCGGTGTATACATCCCTCAGAGATTTAACCAAGTACTCTCTACCAGCGCCTAGGCCCTTGTGCCTAACAACATCATCGGGGGCAACTATACCCGAGCCAAGTATATCCCCCGCCTCTACCGCCTGCCCCTTCCTTATCTTTAAGTCTCTGCCGGGCGGTACGTAATGCTGCTTTTCCCCAACTTGTACATCATAGCCTCCCTGAGGGGCCTTAGTTATAGCGGTAACCTTTCCCGTAACTTCAGAAATAGGAGCACGTTGAAAGAAGTTTTTTGGGACCTCTACGAATTGCTTAAATGCTGCTAAGCCTCTTGGTCTATTGTTATCCCCCTCCACTAGGGATACCCCATGCTTGGCACTAAGTGCCATCTGAGTAAGAGGCTCACTAAGAGACTGAGCAGAGCGTATACCTACATTAGAACCTATAGAGAAATTCTTACCCTTGTTGCCTACACCCATACATTTTTGACAAACCCCGCTGCCTAGGTCACATGTCATAGGAGATCTAACCCTCACTTGTGCTCCTTTGCGGGCCAGGCTAGCTGCTTGTCTACCATCTATAAGACTGCCCGAAGTAGCGTACCTACCTTCTATAGACGGATCTGAAGCATCTAGCACTATTCCGTTAGTAGTTTTACAGTCATTCGAGGCTATTACTTGCTCACTCATCACAGAGGCTAAGACTTTTTGCATTTCCCCCGGCTCTGCGGTACCAAGCTGACCCTTTATAACCTGTGACCTACTCTCGTCTCCCGCAATCCAGGCCTCCGCGGGAGACAAACCTTCTGAGTAACCGCGCTCTATAAGGTAGGGTACCGGAGCACCATCATAGTCACCTACTATGCCCGGGCTGGTAACCATCTTCATAAGCTGATTCATATTACCGCGACTACCAGACCTCGCCATCAGGCCCATGTCACCTGGGTGCTTAGCTGTCAGGTCACGAAGCTTAGCCTGGGTATCAAGCAGTACAGACATTTTCTTTTTATGATTAGAGCCGACCATTCTAAGTTGTCGTTTAGCGTTATTTATTATAGGGTCGCGCTTGCTATACTCGGGCTCAATGTCGTCTAGTCCTACGGATATACCCTCAAAAGTAGAAAACTCGTCACCGAGTTTCTTTATCTTAGGTATAACTAGCTTATACATGTCGGGGCTGGCCTTAGCCATGCCAATCATGGCCCTCTTTAGGGCCTTAGTATCCATGTTACCTTGCAGCTTATAGTCCTGAGGCAAGTGATGGTTTACTAGAACATCAGCTAGTCTTCCCTTTATCATGAGGTACTCATTCTTTCTTAGAAGGGTAATTTATAGGGATTATCTTCTTTTAGGGTAGGGTTAGCCAAAGCAGCTGCGCCGGCGCTAGATAGCAACCCAGCTAAACCTGACAGCATCCTACCTCTACCAGTGCCTCTAAGTAACTTATAAGCGCCGGCACCAGCAAGGCCTGCCAGGGCTCCTTGAGCAGCTCGACTGCTAGTACTGTTGTGAAGTAACTCGTTGTAGTAATTATGCTCAGAGTCACCTAGGCCATACAGCCCCCCAAGGCCGGCTCCTAGCCCTCCAGCCAGCAGCAAGCTTTTGGGAGCCGCTAGCTTACTTAAGTTATAATAATCATGGGAGTACATTAGTGACCTCCTCTTGCATCAAATACAGAGGCTGGGTGAGTAGTCATAGCGTTTTCTACCCCATGACTTGCGTACATGCCTAACCCCATACCCCCAGCCATAGTACCTAAGCCCTTAGCAAAGCGGATGCCTTTTAGTCCTGCCCTAGCTCCTGAGCTACCGGTTCCATAGCCTCCCTTATAGAGGCCGGAGCTAAACTGAGAGTACAGCTTTTTGAGCTCAGTCTGTTGAGCCCCAGTTAGGGCCCCAGGATCTTCAAACATACCCATTAACTTCTTACGCTGAGCAGCCAAGTCCTTCGTAAGCTCTAAGCCCTCAGTAGCTCCAGTGAATTCATCACGTAGAGACTTAAGTTGACCCTTACTAGCAACACCCGCATCTAGCTTTCTCTCTAGGCTACCATGTATCTTTTTATTAAGAGTTTGAGACGCACCCATTTGCGATACTGCGTCGTCCGCAAACCCCAGGCGCCTCATTATTGCCTGAGAACCTTTACCTGAAAAACCAGGAGCTAATAGACGTTTACCTATAGCCCCGCCTAGGGGCATAGCAGCATTGAATACTAAGCCCCCTGCTAAGCCCTTAACGAAGCCCTCTGTTTTATGGCCTTCTTCGGCGCCCATAGCCCCCATCAAGCCAAAGCCCAGGGGCATACCTACATGGTGAGCGCTGATACCTGCCATGCGACTACCCTTAGCTCCGAGGTTACCCATGCCTAAAAGAAACTTTCCACCCTGCAGCACGCCGCCTAAGAAAGCAGTTTTTTCAAAATGCTGCCTAGCTAATTCACTACCAAGCTTATAGGCGTGCTCCAGGTCACTGGGTTTCATACGTTTATACCTGTGTTCTTAGGGGTTTCTAGCTCCATCTTATCCCCCCAAGTAGCCATGCTAGCTCTCTCGGTAGACTCTAGAACGTTACTATCTACCTGCTTTGTAGACTTATTATCTAGCAACTCATCTAACGCGGCACTTAAATGCTCAGCAGAGTCACTTGAGTCAGTAACCTCTTCTGCAAATTTTCTAAGAGCTAGTTGGCGGCCTATTTTATAGGCGGAGTATAGATTAGTCATTTTCAATCTCTACCTCGTCTGCTGCAGTCAGTTCACCACGTCTGTAAGCAGCGAGTGCATCACGAGTAGTCTTAAATCTGGAAACTCCAGACTTAGTAGGCTTACTGGCCGCAGTAGCTTTATAAAGCCCTGCCATAGCTTCCTGTTTAGGATATGCAAGGATGGTGTTCTTATTTCGATCACCCAACACATTGTTAGAAAGCATAAGCTTTTTGCTATCTTCTACTGCGCCTTGGGTAACTGGTACGTGTACCTGCAGGGCATCGCCGTCATAGTCTAGGTTCATGCCATCCTCCATAAACGGATTAACCTGTATAGTTTTACCGGCTACGGGTTTCGGAGTGAAAGCTATCATATTAAACCTGTGTAGTGAGGGCGCTCGATTAAGTATAGCGGGTCTTTGTCTAGACTCTATAAGAAGCTCTTCTCTAGCCGGAGGAGACTTGTTCTCTACCATCTCTTTAGCCCGGATAGCCGAGTGTCCCTTCTTTACTAGGTTTTTTATAACAAACGGAGAGTACATAGACCACATCATATCCTCTGGTAAACCCACCTCATCCATGCCCAGACTTGGATCTGGCGCAGCTGTTCCTCTCCCTGTGAAATCTAGTCTTCGAGCTAGAACCTTACCGTTAAAGAAACCGGTCTTTGTCCCAGTTATAGTGTTAACTATCCCTTTAACTTGCTTAGAAGCTAAGGCACTAGACACTGGTGGCCGAGTACCAACAACAGCACCCGCGGCATCAGCCATGTGCTTCCTCATCTCACCTACGTCGCTATCGGGTAAACCTAGATCCTTCGCTTCTTGTAATTTGTCTTTGGCTAAGATTAAGTCCTTATAAACATGGTTAATATCCGAGATGAGTAGGTCTCCCTTAGCACCAGGAACTATGGGCCTTAGCTTAGGGGGTAGCACAGGAAAAGCCTTCATAGTGTAGGCATCTCCGGCTTTTAGGCTGTTCTGCTTTAGGGCACTAAGAGCCTTTATCTGCTTGTAGTGGTTATCTTTATCAGATCCCTTTTTCCTACCTATCTCTGATTTAAGCTCTTCTAGCCTAGAGTCTATATTTATATCATTTAGCTTAGACCTAATATGATCTCCGCCCTTGTCTGCTAGCTCCTTAGTTAAGCCGGACTCGGTCATACCCAGAAGGCGCCTTGTAGCATCAGTAAATATAGGGTTAACTACAGGCTCAGGTAACTCTATATGAGTCCACTTAGTTCCTATGACACCTCCGGTCTTTCCTATATCAAATAAGCCCCCAGACTCGCTCTTTAGGTTCTTAGCTAAAACCATACGACCATTCTGTATTTCCCCGTTAGACATCTGGCGTACCTCACCGTCTGTCATAGGGGATATAGTCATGTCGTTGCCAGATTTCTTAAACCTAAGGCCGGCACCTGCTAACATACCCTTAAACTTATCGAAGGCAAAGCTAGACTTAGGCGGAGGTAAAGGCCTACCTAGTTGCATAGCGCGCCAATACTCAGTGTTACGCGTACCCTTTAGAATAGCGTTTTCTTTTAATATATCCCGAGCATCATGGGCAAGAAGAGCATTAATCTCCATTTGCCCTGTACCTTTAGCACCAGTTACCCCGCCCTTACTGGGGGCGTCATGCAGATCGTAACCGCCATCTAAGCCTCTAGCGGCGTAGTTAGTATCAGTAGACTTAAATAGCTTATAAGTATACTGAGGACCCACCATTATGTTTGGTATCTTTTTACCGGTAATCGGATCGTAGACGGTTTCTTTGTCCTTTACCCCATGCTTCTTCATTAGGCCACGTACCCACTCTACGTTATTTCTCTTCTTGAATGAAGGTATAGCAATAGGGTTGCCTGTTTTCTCAGCTACCTTCGCTGCGGCAGTTTCTATAACCTGTGAAGGATTTATGCGGCTAACAACCCCAAGGGAGCTCCATAAAATATCAAGGGGTTTCCCACCCTCATCTTGGACCATAGACTCATCGTCTACGATCTTACTGATTACACCTTTGCCCCCGTAGCGGTTACTTACTTTGTCGCCAACTTTAAGAGGCTCTATGCTCTTAACCACGATGGTAGTGCGCTTACCCTCTTTCTCAACGGCAACTACCTCTCCCTCAGAAGACTTATCCCATGTGTCACTAGCATCAGAGTACTCTTGCCGTAGGGACTTGTGTACTTTACCTAGTATTTGGTTTTCTATTGATGGAGTTCTCTTACGCAGGACAGTAGCTATAGGATCTCCTGCCTTAAGCTTTGTGCCTACTTTGACAACTCCTTTGTCTAGCCTACTGTATTGATCTTTGTTAAATACCCTAGGGAAATTAGCTGAGTGCTTGTTATGATCAACTCTGGTATCCCGATCTTCCTCTATAACATACTTGGTCATGTTGGTAGAGGCCATACGTTGGGTGGCTCCCTTACTCATAACAACCGCATCATTTGAGTTTAAACCATGGTAAGCTAGATACCCTACCTTTAGATTCATACCTAGAGCTAGGGTACCATCTTTGGTAAAGTTAGTGTCTAGTATGCGCTGCCCAGCTTTTACCTTATCTCCAGGTTTAACTATAGCGCTACCCTCTAAGAAAGTCTTAGAGGCTAAGGGCATATTACGGGGTATCTCTGTTTCTATATCTTTTCCCGAGGCGTCACGTATAACTATCTTGTCTTTAGTAACAGACTTAACAACGCCTGCAGCCTTACTAGTTATGCCGTAGGTTGAATTTAGACCTACTGCTCTCTCAACAGACGAGTCCTCGTCTTCTCTATCCTCGAAACCCCCAGATTGAACTAGAGGTTTTTCCCGGTTAATAAGGGGCATAGCTTGCCCAACCATCTTGGCACCCATGATAACGCGATTGCCCTGAGTACTATCCAGTAGAGGAACTAGGTTAGTATTAACTGTATTAAGATTAGTGTGTCTACCTACCGCGTAGTCTACCTCAGAGGGCTTAACCTTCCCTACCTTGCCTCGTACCATAGCGTCTACCCTACCGCTCTTAAGGTCTTGATTAGGGAAAGCTATGACTTTCTTGGCTATATCTTTTGCGGCTACGTTAACAGTTTTACGAGTTTTAGGGTCTATAAACGTGCCGTAAAGGTTTCCTTGATCATCTCTACGCGCACCCAAGGTAAACCTTTGGTCTATACCTACGTTACCTGACTCAGGCGTTCTAAAGGCGTCTATAACTCCCAGCATTGAGCTGTGCAGCTTTCTAGCGGAGGCTGGAACAGCCCTGTCGCTAGATATACCACCTTCACCAAGCCTAGTTACGGCCATTGCACTATCCATAATCTCAACAGGATTTATCTGAGAAGGAAGGCTAGCTAACTGAGCGGAAGCTAAAAACTTTTTTAACTCATTGCTAGTAGCTGTAGAAGGCATAACTTTATTTACGTCTACGTTAGGACTAAGATCTAGCTTATTGCGTATCTTCCACTGCAGTTCCCGGGCCTTCAACTCTAGGCGCTCTTTGAATATATCTTCTGGACCAACTACTTTTTGAAACTCTAGAGAATCACGCTCGTCCTCATCTTCCTCACCTCGATATACCTTTAAAAGCTTCTGGCTAGCAGTAAGCAGGGCCTCGGGGGTAACCTTAGCGAAGCCCTTACGCAGGGTAGACTTTGTAGTTTCCTCGTCTAGCACAGTGTTATCATAGGACCGCAGAATTGCTTGAGCCTTCTCTTTTCTACCCGAGTGTAAGCCTTGCTCAGCCTTGGGCACTACTTTCTGGTACAGCTTATCTACTGCTGAGGTAGCCGACTTAGCGTACATGTCTCTATTTCGGTTGGTAAGCTCAGAGCCCCAGTACTTACTTATATCAGTATCTTGGAGACCCATTTCTTTTAAAATTGGGTACATCGGTATCTTGGAACTTCCGTACTCCATCTGAAGGCCGCCTTTAGTAGCATTCATGCTAAGCCTAAAGTTAGCTCCCTTAGCTAAGTTAAAGCTGGATTCCAGCTCTTCGCTACCCCTTTTTCGCGTGTACACTCCGGGCCTAGTACGTAACTGATGCTTAAGAGCGTACTCGTTACCTCCTACAACAAAGGTATTATGGTGAGTAACTCTAGGCAAATGCATAACAGTATGGTTTTTTTTGCGAGATACAATGTTACCTTGCTTGTCTTTTACAACTAGGCTTGCCTTTATAGGCTCATAAATAGAGCCTCCCTTAAACAGGGCTTTTTTGTGGTCAGCAAAGCTAATAGGCTTCTGCTTTACCTCAAAGTTATCGGCTTCGATAGTATGGTGAGTGCCGATAATAGGGAACAAACTCTTTATGCCTTCTAAGGTTTTAGCGCGTAGCAGCTCTTGACGAGCTTCAGGAGTTTGAAACAGGGGTCTTACCTTATCTACCATGGCTATTCTCGCACAAATAGGGGTATTTATATGTCATAAGTATACGCAGAGTCTTCCATGCCCACAACATGGCTTGGCTCTCATCTAGCCACGGGGAGGTTTGAATCCTCCCCCACTTACGCCATGAAAGGAGATACTCCATGGCAAAGACTAAGAAGGGCGCAAGCCCCGCTAAGGGCTTCGAGCCCTCTATACGGGACCAGGTGGCGCAGAACCACCTGCAGCTCCGGCAGAAATTCTTCGCTTACGACAAGGCCGTCAAGGCGCCGTCGGTAGCGGGGAAGCTGGACAACTTCACTCTGCGCGTTAATCGCCAGGGTGAGGTTAGTGGCACCGAGCGCGCGCGCTTCACTGCGCAGCTCGAGCTGCTACTGGGGGCCGTCCAGATCCGCAAGAAAACGGATCCTGAAGGGACTACGGGCTCTGTGCAGACCAGCTGGGCGACTTCGCCCCTGGCGCAGAGCCTAGCGCTCGACCCCACCCGGACCTTCGAGGTCGCGGTGCGGGCACCGGATAGGCCCAACCCTGACCGGGCACAGGAGGTGCTCCAATGGGTTCACTCGGCAGAGGAGCTGAGCCCCTACATGGGGCTCGCGCCCAACGAGAGGGGGGGCCACGTGGTCATCCCTGGCATGGGGATACTCCTCTCAAAGCTGCCCTTAGTGGTGGTAGAGAGGGAGGGCACTGGGGAGGTCGTCGCGATGGCGACCTTCAAGGTCGCTTTAGCGACTAAGAGCCGCGGCCGGTGGGCTAAGCCCACTGCCGCTGAGGCCAAGGCCGAGGCGGAGGCTAAGGCTAAGGCTGAGGCGGAGGCTGAGGCCAAAGCTGAGGCTGAGGCTAAGGCTAAGTCCAAGGCCGAGGCCGCCGAGGCGCTCACCGCCCTCTTTGCTGAGGTCGAGGCTGAGGCCGTCGCCGAGGCGGAGCGGGCTGAGCACGCTCGCCTTCAGGCGGAGTGGGCTGCCACGGTCGAGGGGCGCGATGAGCTCCGGGCCGCCTGGGGGCCGGTGCTCTACGGGCACAATAAAGCCCGGGAGGAGGGGGAGTTCGCTCGACGATCCTTAAAGGCGCTAGTGCGGCCTGACAGGGCCCCTGCAGCTGAGCACCTCCGGGCCCTCAGGGGCTACCTGGGGAGCTACCAGGGAGCTCCCACATGGGCTCAGGTTGCTCAGTGGACGGTCGCCTCGATGGAAGGCCGCTCGGGGCGAACGCTCCAAGAGTGCCTCGACATGGCATATAGGGACCTTCCCACTCTGTACGACGGTACAGAGTGGCTCTCCTTCGACGGCGAGACCGTCAGGGAGATCCCGGCCCTGGAGGAGCTCTCCGCCTACACCAGGGAAACCTGGGAGTGGGCTCTCTACGAGAGCCCTGTAGTCACGGAGGAGGAGCGTGAGAGGCTCCTCGAGCTCGCCAGCTAGAATACCTGGTAATATCTTCTGGCATCCCCAGAAGAGAACCCTAGTGAGAGTTCATCCTAGCCTAGTGGAAAAGGCTAAGGGTGAAGTCTACGAGGGCTTCTCGGGAGATAGTCAGGTAGACTACCAGGGCTTCATCCTAGCGGCCGGAGCAGAAGTATATCTGCTAGCCGGCCTGCTGGGACTAGGGATAGGATACCTGTTGGCCTCAAGAAACAGGTGTCCTAGCCCGGGTTGCCCCACCAAGGTTTATCCTTACGGTGGGAAGCCTCACACGGGCCCCTTCGGGGGCTTAAGTGACACTGGCCATATAGTGGTAGGGAATCGTGAATTCGATCCAGATCACTTAAGGATGGCCGGGCCCCTAAAACAACTCAAAGATGGGAAGAAATTCCTAGACGTGAGTCACGGATGGATAAACCCAGACGAGCTAGCTAAGCTTGTCAAGGCCCACAACCGTGAGGGGTATCGGACCAGGAAAGGAGGTAGGCATGCTCGTTGACTGGAGTGGCCTATTCGACTGGTCCAAAAAATAGGGCCTAGGCCCTACTAGCTGAGGGGCTCCATCCATTCAAGATATACCTTGAATCCGGGTGAGCCCTTCAGATCCGCTACTTCTTTTTTAGCTAGTATAATCTCTCCGTTAGCTCCGCGTCTAAGTATATTATCGTATTCAGGGTTACCCTCAGCCGTAACCATAAACACTCGGGCATAGGGGATAAAATTCTGTTGCTGCTTTTTTTTAGCCCAGTCGGGTGGCTCTGCAGACTCTAGCTTTGTGTGTAGAGGATTAGCCTCTGGATCAAAGCCCTCAGGCGGATTAGGAATGCTAGGAAAAGGATCTGGTAGGGTGGGCCCCTCTTGATCTCCGGCTAGCTGAGAGATAGTGGTAATAAAATCAGAGTCACTGCTCATAGATAAACTCACATAGGTGGTGGGCCACCGCCCTGCATCTGGGCCATGGCTTGATTCTTTTGATCTAGCTGTAGCTGCTCAAGGCGCTGAATAACAACAGAATACATAACATAGTCTTCCGCCTGCAAGCTAGAGAGTTGTGACTTACGTGAACCGGGATCCATCTGCATAAGCTGCATAGCTATGTTCTCTGCTTCACCGATTACAGCTTGCTGATCATAGTTTAGACCCCCTGGGGCCTGGTCCGCAGCCATTTGCCTTGCCTGCTGACTTAGGTCCTTTTGCATATCCATCATGTCCAGCTCTAGCTCTTTCTGGAATCTAGCGTCAGTTAGGTTCTCTTGCTTTATCTTCTCTCTCTCCTCGGCGATATCTATACCGTGTGACTCAGCAACTGTAGTCTTACTTACCATACCCATCTGGAATAGCTGCATGACTAGCTGCTTCTGAGCTACATCATCTATCATCTTAAAATCACCTAGACCTACTTGGCACTTTTCCCAGCCTAAGAACTTACCCATTTTGTTAGTAAGCCACCTAAGTAGCTGAGTTAACTGAAATACAGAAGACTCTAGCTGATTCTCCAGCATTCTAAGAGTAACACTACTACCTGTATAGCTGAGTCCTCCATAGACAAACTCCTTGGGGAAGCCCATAGCAGCGATGATGTTATCTTCAGCTTGTTGAATTTCCGCGTTAACCATAAGAGCACGCCCTTCACCTCCTACTTGGCTAACGCCAACTGCAACGGGACTCATCATTATGTGATTAGGATCTCTCCTCCACTTAGAAATATTGTCCTCTACCTCAGACATAAACTTGCCCATAGACAGACTAAGGATAGGATCGGCATTACCGCTAATCGCCTGAGGGTGCATTACTCGCATAGGTACTATACGCTCTAGAGCTATAGACTCATTAGCTTTACGGAGAACACTGGCGTGGTAGAATAGCGGCATGCACGCTACTAGGGGTGGGTAACCCCAACCACTCTCAACACCTGCCGGAGCGTCAGCGCGCATGTGAAATATCTCGTCGTTATTAAACTTAAATAGCTCACCTGCAGCAATTGTTTCTAGTATAGGCTTAGGTAGGGTAGTTATAAGGTGCTTATCGCCACCTTGAACCTTTGATTTAAGCTCACTAGGTACTTGCAAATAGTACTCTGACTCACTGGTTACTGAGTTATAACTTATCTGTATAAGCTTAGGATCCCAGCGTACTATGTTTATTTTTTCAGGAGATATCTGAAGGGTGTCAACGACAATAGAGGTAGCCTTGGTACCGCAATCCCCACAGGTATGTTTAAACTCGGCTGTGTTAGGGTTATAGGTATAGTCAATGATCTCAGCTACTTGCTTAAATTGACACTTTGAGCACTTAAGGTATCTCTTAAACGGTAAGTGTATAGAAGTAAAGGAGTTACCGTAGACCTGCAGGTCAATAGAAGCTTTTATTAGATTACGCTTAATTCCTACTATGTCTTCTAGTAACCTACGATATAGTGAGGTAAGCCTGTCACTCTCTGACATGTACTCTAACTCAGTTATTGGGTACTCCGCAAACTTGCGGGTTCCTGCAAAAATTTGAGCAGAGTTATAGTAGAGATACTCTGTCCACCGGAACAGCTGTTTTAAGTTTCTAGACGAGAAGGAGTGCGCCCATAGACGCATGGGATCTCCGTAAACGCCGTTAGTTCCATTTGACATAGAACTGAACATATCACCCAGCATAAGTCACCCTTAATATCTCTATTTTTGTGTTATAAGTATACGCCCACGGCATTTATCTAGAAAGGAGATAACCAATGGCCGACGTTTCTGTGTCTAGAACCCGCTCGGGCTTACCAGTGGTGGTCATAACTGATGTACTGCCTAAGGAAGTACCCGCTGTGCGGAGTATATACGGTATAGACAAGAAGAGCAACACCTGGTTTGCCCCGGGATTCTTACCCTTTGGTCAATGGGTTACAGAAGACATCGACAGTCTAAAAACCGTAGCTAAGTTTAATCTAGACCCTAAGTACTTGGTGCTGTGTAAACAGATACAGGACGGAGTTACACACCTAGCTAACGAGGACCTAGCTGGCTTTACTCCTCCTGTAACGCCCTATGACCACCAGGTACAGGCCCTAAGTCTAGCGATACACATGCCTCGACTAGGCCTATTCTTAGATCCTGGCTTGGGTAAGACCAAAATAGGCTGCGACCTTATCCAGCACGTACACAGCCTCGAGCCTAAACGCTTCTGGCTTATAGTTGCCCTTAAGGTAAACCAGTTTACCTGGTCTAAAGAGATGGACTTCCACTCCCTAAACACTAAGAAACTAGTTCCCGTTACAGCTACAGGAAAAGCTAGACGCAAAAAGCTCGAAGAAGCAGTTAGCGATAAAGGTAGCGTAGGTGTGGTTATTACCTACGATACCTGTCGGGTAGCCAAAGAGGATCTGTTAGAGTTGGTGCCCTACACGGATGTGATTTTAGATGAGTCCCACTCACTTCGCTCGCCTAAATCTGGGAAAACAAAAGCAGTCTTAGAGTTACTGTCGGCAAAGCCTGTAGCTAGGAGGCTCCTGTTGTCAGGCACTCCTTCGCTGGGGTCGCCTATGCACCTATGGGGGCAGCTAAAAGCTCTAGGTGACTTTGTAGTACCTAACCCTTGGCACTTTATAAATACCTACGCCATAAGGTCGCCATACAACAAGCACATAATAACAGGCTACAAGAACCTAGATCAGCTTAATGATCTAGTAACCTCAGTTTCCTTGCGCAAGACCGCGGAGGAATGCCTAGACCTGCCCGACCGAGTCATACAGGTAGTAGAGGTAGAGCCTAGTTCTAAGACTCGCCGCCTCTACAACGATACAGTTAAGTCTAAGCCTATAAAAGTAGGGGAGCTAGAGCTCTACGAGCCTCCAAATCCCCTTACTGTGATGACCCGACTAGCTCAACTAAGTATGGGGTTTGTCTACAAGACTAACAGAGATGCTACTATCTGTGATGGCTGTGTATTCGTAGATAGCTGCATAGCTAACAAGGTACAGCCCTATACGCGTGCTTGTAAGATAGCGCAGTCAGATCCTGGTAGAAAGACAGGGTTGATAGGCTCTACTGAAGTTATTGACGCTGCTATAGAACTAGTAGATAGTCATGTACAGTCTGGCAAGAAGGTTATCCTTTGGGCCAAGCACCAATGGGTACTGCAAGAGCTAACCCGCAGACTAGCTAAACTAGAGGTGCCCGTGTTTAACTACGATTCTACTACTAAGTCTCATTCAGAAGTAGAAGAACAGTTTAACCTAGCACCTCAGGCAGTAATAGTGGCTCAGGTAAGCATGGGTATTGGGGTTACCTTTAAAGCACCAGTCATGGTCTATGCCGAACTAAGCTGGTCACTAGATCACTGGCTACAATCCCTAGATAGAAACTACGGTATTCGAGCTAAAGGACTAGGTAAACTCCTGGTACAGAGTGTAGTGCTACAGAACAGCGTCTCACACTCAACTATGAAGCTACTGCAGTCTAAGATCGACGTGAGCTCACTTATGAGTAAGTCCGTAGAGTGCGTAGGATGTCAAAAAGTTATCGACTGCCTAGCTAATGGCATTGAGCCGTTTGACCCTGGGTGCATAGTAACCTCGAAAGCAGGAAAAAGCACCCTATCTATAACACCCCTATAAAGGAGAAATAATGGGATATACACTACCCAAGAACTACTTATCTGCTAGTCAGATATCTAAGTACCTAAGCTGCCCTCAGCAGTACTATCGAGACTACATACTAGACGAAAAGCCTAAGTTTACTAGAACAGCCGCTATCTCGGTGGGCTCGGCAGTACATAAGCTAGTAGAGAATAAGCTAAGCTCTATACTCGAGGACTCAGAGCTAGAGGAAACTAAGCTCTTTGCTACTACACCTCTAGATAGCTTCTTCGCAGACTCAGACCTAGAAGACCACGAGCCTGAGTATTGGCATACCTACTCACAAATTTTATACAAAACGTGGTATAAGGAAGTAGGCATGTCCATCATGCCCACAGCTAGCGAGTTCGGATTCGAGTCTCTCATAGGGGATGTACCAGTTCTAGGCTACATTGACTATGTAGATAACTCGTCCGGACGACCGGAGATCGTTGATCTCAAGGTTACTAAGCGTGCTAAGAGCGAAGCTGACGCTAGGAACAGTGTGCAGCTCGCAATGTACGCAATCACGCAAGAAAACCCTTGTGTGAGGTTTGACTCCCTAGTAAAAACCAAGACTCCTAAGATAGGTGTGGCCCGCTACACCTTCTCTAAATCAGAGCTTGGGTACTACACAGATCTCATAGGAGAGGTCGCAACTAACATAAGCGCGGGTAACTTCCCTATGACCGCGCCTACACAGTGGGTATGCTCCGAGAAATGGTGCGCTCACTACACAAACTGTCGAGGAAAGGACAGAGACGCTAATGGCTAATGCTAACAACTACCCTACGGTCGATGCGACCGACATCAAATCTAGCTACAAGCTGGTAGACCTAGCCGACCTTAACTACCGGGCGCCTGGCGATACGGATATCCTACAGAGCCGTGATTACTACGGCTCTGAGGACGAGATCGCCTCGATGAAGCAGAGTATCCGTGCAAAGGGCGTCCTAGAGTCGCCCATCGTAATGGAGAATGACGACGGAGAGGGCTACCGCGTCCTTGAGGGCAACCGTCGTTGCCACGTTCTAAACCTTCTAGTAGCAGACGGTGTTACCGCTACCGACACCGGTAAGGCACTTACCAAGGTACGCGTTGAGGTAAAGGCCTCAGTGATGAGCCTCGTGGAGTCTACCTTCCAGGATTGGCTCAGCCTGAATGGCGATGCCAATGATGATACTCAGGAGGAGTGCCGTGAGCACATCCGCTCACAAGTACTCTTGGAGCTAGGTCAGGATGCTCTCATCCGTAATACTCAGCGCCTGAACTGGAGCCCCATCGAGATGGCGCGTCAGATCAAAGCGCAGATGGAGGGAGGCACTGACATCGAGGTTCTCGCTAAGAACTTTGGGTTAGCAGTACAGACTGTGCGATCCCGTCTGGCGCTGCTAGACAAAGAGACTGAGATGCCCGAGGTCATCGAGGCAGTCGATAGCAACGAGGTCTCGTTCTCTGTGGGCAAGCTCCTCGCTAACGTGTCAGACGATACTGCACGTAAGGAGATTCTCGAGGTCGCCAAGGGCGAGGGGGAGTCTAAGCCTAGTACTAATGAAGTCAAAGAGTTCATTGATACTAAGCACAAGGAGTCGGTAGAGGCTGGTGGCGAGGGCATCAAAGCCCAGGACCGCAAAAAGCGGGCTCAGAAGGCACCTAAGACTCTAGTTCGAGCAGGGGAGTCACTCTTGGAGTCTATCCAAGAGTTATCGTCACTTCGCGCTACACTGCAAGCGGACGAGGACAACCCTGTTTCGGAGAACGCAGCGATGGACCTACGGGTGGCCATCTTAGTCTTGCAGTGGGTCACCGATCCGCAGGACGAGAACTCACTAGATGCAGTCATACTGGGTGCCTCTGACGAGGGGTCTGAGGGCTAATCCTGCTCAGGATAGTGATACGTCATCCATAGACGTAGCTTATCCAAAGCTCCGGCTCGGATCTGGCGGACGCGTTCGCTGGATAAGCCCAGCTCTCTAGACATATCTCTAAGAGAAGCTGGCTTATCCGCAGACCGGCCAATAGAGTACGACCGAGTAACAATGTAGCGCTCTCGGTTAGATAGGAACCTAAGCCATAGACGAGTAACCACGGTCAATCGCTTAGAATCCATGTCTTCTTCCGGGGTCTCTTCATAGCTGCCTACAGGAAGTTCTTCGGACCCTAGGATCGTAGCGTTAGGTTTAGCCGCAGGGGTACGAACGAGCCCTCGGTAGGTCTTGCGCATAGTCATAAGTACCCAGTGGCCGGCATAGGTGCAAAACCTGGTGCCATAGCTAGGGTCAAACTTATCTAGGGCTTGAAGTAAACCCACATTTCCATTAGCAATAAGCTCGGCCAAAAGATCGGGGTCTTTTCTGTCCCACATACTCTTGGCCATACTAAATACCAGCCTCAAGTTAGACTCTATAATTTGTGCTTTTAGCTGTTGTTTACGGTCTTTTGACGTGCTATGATCACGGTACTCTATTAGAGCTGAGGTCTCCTCCTCTCTGGTAAGTATCTTAACCTTGGAAAGGGTATTATAGTAGATGTCTAGTAATTCTGACTCGGTTGTTGGATCTACAAAGCTAGTCAAGCTACGCTCCTCCTTTAGTGAGGGGTTATCTGGTACTATGTTCTCCGGCGAAGCAGAGTATGGCAGCTCTGTAGACGTTGTACCTAGTCACATTTCAGTGATTAGAGAGCACACTACTGGATGTTCCTCTACAGATCTAGAGAGAAGCGTTTCAGGCAAAGCCTGTATCGACTGCTCTAGTTACCCGTATAGAGATACCACATCTCCGTGCCAAGTTAAATACCGTTTAACAGGCGTAGTTCACAGCCAAGCAGCTGAAGCTATTGAGCTAGAGTTCAGCGGTGTAAACGAGGTTACAGGAGAAGCTCTTTACAGGTTACTAAAATCCTATTGGGATAACCCTTGGGATGTGGTACTAACTCTAGTCTCTTCTAAGTCAGGTAGTCTGACAGTGAGGAGAAACCCTAACAAACCCAGCGAAGCAGAAAAATTAAAAGCTAAAGCTATCGCTAAAAACAGGAGCCAACATGGTTGATTTTAATAAGTTAAACACTAAGCTACAAAACGTCGAGGCTAAGCGCGTTGACCGTGACTACATCGGCGAGGGCCGCCATATCGTTCGTCTCGTAGGAGCCGAGACGCGAGAGACCCAGGCTGGTAAGGAGCTGGCGATCATCGAGGCTGATGTCATTGCCTCTAACGGCCAGCATACAGAGGGCTCCGGCGTTAAGCAGCTGTTCCCACTCAGCAACGAGCCCGCCTGGCGTATCGACCAGTCGCTCGGCCTAATCCGGGCGATGATCAACGCTGCCTGCCCTGGCGAGCAGATCGACGGGGACTTCCTCGCTAGCTGCCTCAGCGGTGGTAATCAGTCTGCCTTGTCAGGTCGTACGCTTATGGTTATCGCCAAGCGTAAGATCTCCAAGAACGAAAAAGCGTACTTGGACTTCTCCTATAAGTCCGCTTCAGAGAAGGACGCTGACACGCTACGCAACCAGGCACCAGTCGCAGCAACAGTGGCACAGGCTCCCCGTGTCATCTCTAGCTCTACAGCTAACGAGGCTCAGGAAGATCACTCACAGGATCAGGACGACGACGAGCCTCCCTTCGACCTCTAAATAACCCGAGGTCGCTAGGTAAACCACTAAAGAAAGGAGGCGGGCTATGACCCGTTTTTTTAGCTCTGGAGCTATCGATTTTGGCCCCTGGAGCCCCAGCAAAGCGGGAGTCTTGAAAGAGTGCCCGCTAAAGTACATATTCCAGTATATAGAAAAGCCAGGTATTCCTGAGGAGCAGCTTGCTAGCCAGGATAACACTGCCCTGGTTATGGGCTCAGCGGTACACAAGTACGCAGAAAATCTAACTGAGGGCAAGGGTAAGACTATTGCAGCGAAAGAAGCGTTTGTAGAAGTCCCTCAGACTAAGAAAAATCAGCTAACTATACGCTCCCAGAAGCGCGGAGTTCACGAGTTTATTCAGCGTATGGATAAGTTTAAGGCTGCAAACACTGTAGTCCTAGATAAAGCAGAGTTACGTCTGGCGGTAACGCCCAACTTAGACTCTGTAGATTTCTGGGACTACGGATGTGTGTTGAGAGGAGTCCTAGACAGACTTCTAATTATTGAGCGAGGCGGCAAGCATCACGCCATAGCTCTAGATCTAAAAACAGGTAGGCGGAGGCCTATTGAGGAGTATGCTCTTCAGCTAGAGTCTTACGGTGTACTAGTACACAGTGCCTATGATGTAGCGTCTGTATCTATGGCAGCCTACTTTACTAGTACGGGCGACCTAGATTGGTACACACGTAAGGTAGCGAAGTCTGACATAAATGCGGATAACCCTGTGTTTACAACTATAAACGGATTAATAGAAGATATATCGCCCTCTAACTACAACGTCGGAAGGCACTGTAACTGGTGCAACTACAAGACAATATGTGAACAGGAGCGCGATAACCTGTGAATAACTTACCCGTTAAAAAACTATGGGAAGATATCAGCCTGTCTCAGTGGAAAGATATACTAACCCACGTAGGTTCTGGTAACTCATGGTCTATTAAGGGTAGGGCTCTGAAAGGGTGCTGTCCGTTCCCAGGACACGTAGATGCGCGACCTAGCTGCTGGATAGTGCCGGATAAGGGCTTTATTAAGTGCTTTGGTTGCGGTAAGTATCAGTCTAATCCACTGCTTTTCATATCACAGATTGGAAAGCTTAGCTGGAGCGGGGCAGCTAGACTACTGCGCTCTAAGGGCGTAAAAACCTTTAGTAAAGCGATTGAGAAAGAGCTATCCGCTCAGGAAGACAGGTACTCTACTAAAGAAGAGCTTGCCTACGCATGTAATAGGGTACTCGTAGAGGCAGCTAAAGACCCTAATAACCCGGACTACATGTTTGCGCACAAGTGTGTAAACTACCTGGAGTCTCGCGGGATAACAAGAGACACCTTTGCTAACTTACCCATAGGTGTTTTACCGCCGGGAGTTGTACTCAATAGGTTCATAAACAGGACTAAAGAAGTCTATGACTATGTAAAGACGGTACTTACCCCTAGCTATATAGGCTCACTAGTATTCTTCTATCACAAGTCTCCCACCGAGATCAGTAGATTTAAAATACGAGGGGACTTCCTACGCCAGAACACTAGTCAAAAAGATGAGCAATTCATTCCGGATGACTCTGAGAATGGCATAGGATTTATAGGTTTAGCTAACTTTGTAGCCAGCATGGGTAAGCCTAGTTCTGGAGGTCTAGGAGCTATTTTAGTTGAGGGCGAGTTCGACGCCCTTGCACACCTAGTTAACTACCTTAAAGGGGTAACCTACGACATTGTGCTTGGGGTTGGAGGGGCCGGAGCCTCTAGCCCAGACGTACTTAAGTCTACATGTGGAATTAGTAAGCTGCTTATAGTTGCTGATCACCCCGAGCACGGCGGTGACGGTATAGCTAAATCACTTATGAAGTCGACTAGCCTGTCTTGTAAGGTATTCGATTGGCCCGATGAAGTTAGCGCTAAAGACCCGCATGAGGCCATTGAAAAGCACGGTTGGCAGACTTGGATTGAGTCTCTAAACAAACTCCTGCCTACACAAACTACTACTAGCGAACGAGCTAACTTTGTTCCTGCGTACAAATGGCTTATAGGTCAGACTAAAGCCGAATTAGCTAAAATAGAAAGCGATGACTTACCCGAGGTTAAGCGGGTAGTTGCCTCTAATGGTGCCTGCCTAAGAGACCCAGATAGTCAGCGTCTCTACTGTATAGAGTGTGCAAAGTTCGTACCGTTATCCCTAGGAACTTTGCTAGAGATAGTGGTGGGTCAAGATGATAGCGAAGAGGGGTTTATCTCCCGGATAACTCAAGCGCTATCTGAGGAGATCTACTTCGTAGGTATAGAGGGTATAAACAGTACTGAATGCACTGTCCGTGGCTGGTCTAAGAAAACTAAGACACCTATAGCCTGGCGTATAAGTAGGGTTAATGAGTTACTGGGTAAACTAGAGTCTGAACTAGGCCCAGCAGCAGACTGGCTACGAGATAATGTAGGTATACCTAGAAGCTTAGCAACTAAGGTTATTGGTAAAAAGGTAGTAGCTCTTTCGCTAATAGATCTAAACGTAAAGATGGAGAAATATTTAAAGTACGCCGTAGGCCGGGTAGTCCGGGGGCTACCTTCTACTTCGTCTCTAGAGGAGCTAAAGTCAGGCTCTCATTATATAACTGTTAACTTCGACGGCGATGTGGAAGAAAAGTGCTGGGCTATTGTAAATGGGTCTGACGTCTATATAGGTAGATTCGGGGACAAGGGAAAACTATCCTGGGCTTTACTAGATGGGCCTAAGGTTGGTAACTACACCTTTAACATCATAAAGCAGCCTTGGAGTAAAGTCATAGATGGCTGTGCTACTTTAGAAGAGGGTAGCCTAGTTGACCTTGAGGAAACCTACGACTTCATAGTTAGCAGCATCTTTAACTCTTGGAAGCTAAAGGGCGGGCAGGAGGACGCGGAGTATATCGCCGCGGCTATGATGCTAACTCCTGTCTCAGGGTGCCTACCTCACCCTCTGTACACCATGCTTAACGGCCAGAGAGGCTCTGGTAAATCCAAGTTGCTAGATTTAGTCGGAGGTAAAGATCCGAAGTTTAGACTACTAGAGTCTACCATAGATATACCCGCTAGCTATACAGCAGCCGGTACACGCAAAGATGTTAACCGCTGTGGGTTAGGACTAGTGCTAGACGAGTTCGAGGACACCGGGGACGACAGACAAAGCAGAACGGTTAGGGAGATTCTTATTGACCTACGTGCCCTTACATCTAGCCCTCAGTCTAAAATTACCCGAGGTAATGCCGAGTCTAAAGAAGTAACCGAGTACATTATCAAGTCTATGATCTGGTGCTGCGGTATCCAATACCTTAGAGATGAGGCTGATATATCACGATTTATGCAGTTTGAGTCTATTAGGGTCGAGGATCACCCTCACCCACACCTGAACATGGATACTCTTTTTGGTGAAGATACTCTATTACACTTTAAGAGAAACATCAGTTTGGGCATGTACCCTAGAACACCTGAACTCGTTAAAAACATAAACGAGCTTCGGGAGCACTATAACCGAGGCGACGTTAAAGATGCTCTAGCAGCCCACGCAGGTATGGCTGTGCCTTCTAGGCTACTAGATAGTATAGTTATTACGTCAGCCCTAGTTAAGCTAGTAGGCAGAGATCCCCACGACTATATAAAAAGAGTCGTTAAGAAGAACCTCGGTCTTATTGGACGTATATCTAGCTCAACACATACCAAAGATCTACTAGATCAAGTACTTAGCGCTAGGGTAGAGCACAAGCGACCTGGGTCCGACTCACGCACCACCGCTATACGTACTATACTAGCCGATCGTACAGAGCGCTTCCGTCTTATAGACATGGATTGTGGTCTATCCTACACCGAGTTTAAAGACGTAGATGCTAGCGGCACTACTAAGATGGTCAAGATGCTAGTAGTTATGTGGCCTGATGTTCTACAGAACATACTTAGCAAAGTGCCTAGGTTTTCTAGAGAAAAAGCCGGTAGGCTAAAGCGGATGGGCGACTCTAGTGACATAGCACTTAAATATAATACCGTGCGTAAGAAGGTCGAGAGTATGCGCTCGCTTCTTAGGCCCGGTATTACTAGTAATGACATAACTCTGTACGATATATCAGAGTTAATTGACTCCTGGGATGTGGAGGTACAATGAAACCAGCACGCTGCGCTAGCTGTCCTCTATACCGCGATACTTACATAGCACCACTCGGGGCTAATGTAGGTGCTAAGGTGGTGTTCTTATTGGAAGCACCCCCTAGCTGGGCGAGAGTGTCCCTTAGCGGAAAAGAAGCAGACTTACTAAAAGTCGTACTATCTACTGCAGCAGAGCAAGATACCACAGGCACCACTGCGGATATGATTAACTCAGCTCTGTATATGTACGCTCTTAGCTGCGCCTCTAACACGCCTGCCTCTGTTAAACTTATTAACAGTTGTTCAGACAACGTAGGGGCCCAGCAAGTTATAAACTCCGGGGCAGAGGTGGTAGTTGCCTTTGGGGCTAAGCCACTTAGTTTCTTTGGAATTAAAGACAAGCATTCCAACCTCCTGGGGGGTATGCGGGAAGTCAGGTTTCATGGAAAAAATCTAAAGCTGATTACTACGTTCTCAGTATCTCAGCTACTAAGAGAGCCGGGCATAGCCGACATTATGGCTAAGGACATTCAGAAAGCAGCCCTAGCTGTAGCTGGAAAACCTCTGGATCATATAGACATACCCGAGCTAATTAAGGGGTACGACATACCTACGTCTCTAGAAGAGGCGATTAGTATAGCCGAGGAGTACTGCTCTTACTCCAAACCTGGCAAAAAACTAGCACAAACTATGATGGCCTTAGACTTCGAGACTAATACCCTTTACAACTACTGGGATAAGTCTAGAACTATTGCTATCTCCGGTGCGGTAGCCCCGGGTAAGGCGTTTGCGTTGTACGTAGACCACAAGGATAGTCCTTACTCGTTCAGAGATATAATACCCTGGGTATGGAAGATTCTACAGTCTGACCATCCCAAATGCTGGTGGAACTATAAATTTGACTATGGAATCGCCGCAATAACGCTACTACGGCAGACCTATGAGGCTATGGCCGAGGACTCCTCGGGTACCCTCAGGTCTAAAATAGAAGAAGTTACCGGTAGAGACTTTAACGAGATACTTGCTAACCCCGTAAACAACACTCAATGGGATGGTTTACTTGGTGAGCATATGCTAGACGAGAATAAGTCTGGGCACTACTCACTAAAGAGCGTTGTACTAAAACACTATCCCTCTCTTTCCGGTTACGAGAAACCCCTGCACGAGCAGATTGCCTCGGCTAATGATATACTAGTAGCTAAGTACGAAGCTGACGCTACGGACAACGCTCTAGTAGGGCTGCAAAAGCTTTCCCCTACAGGTAGTTCTAGCGATCTGAGTACTGAGCTAGAGGAAATCAAGAGGATTAGTACTAAACTAAGGGCGGATAAAAAGTCTAAGAAAGCCAATGCCTCCCTAAAAGCTACTATAGACAGCACTATAGACATTCTTAAATGCCGATCAAAACATATACGTAAGGTTAGAACTGAAGTATCAAAGATACTTAGGACAGTAACGTCTATAGATCAGGGTATTGAATTTAGCAACCCACTTCACAACGCGGCTACCTTTGAGGACGTAGAACCCAAAGTAATGCTGCCGTATGCCGCTATAGATGCGGACCTAACTCTTCGTATAAGCGATAGTCAACGCAAAAAAGCCTGGGCTGAAGACCCTAAGAAGGTAGCTGACAAAGAAAATCGTGACTATATGATGCTGCTTATGGCTAAACACTACATACCTCTTACCTATGTACTTAGCGACATGCAGACAGAGGGTATTCGTATAGATAGGGCCTACCTACTATCCGAAAGTGATAGACTGTTGAATAAGGAGACTACTCTAGAAAAAGAGCTAGTATCACAGATAGCTAGCGATCTAGGTAGGGACATAAATGATATTGTCCTTCATAATCCTACTGAACTAGCCAACCTTATGGTTGGCGGGTATGGCCTACCTGTGGTCGCAACCACTGACTCCGGTGAAGCTTCCAGTAGCAACGTAGCTATGGAAGCCTGGGCCAAGCTAAATCCGATAGCTGACAAAATACTTGAGTATCGAAAGGTCGCTAAGGCCCGATCTACTTATGTACAGAATCTATTGACACTATCAGACTATGATTCCAGAGTTCATGGAAACATATGGGCTAATGGAACAGCTACAGGACGCTTGTCAGCCTCTAAACCAAATCTACAAAATCAGCCCCCAAAGCTAGGTGGCACGTTCATTAAGAAAGCGTTTGTTCCTACCGATACTAGCTCAGAGGCTACGTCCTGGGAGGTACACCTACGACGTAAGTATAAGTGGGCTGTAGGTGAAGAAATGTGCATAGTAGACCTAGACTTTGCAGGAGCAGAGGTTAGGGGCCTAACTGTGTATGCCCAGGACCCTGCTCTGCTAGACGCCCTTAATAGGGGTCTGGATATGCATAGCTGGGTAGCTAGCATAGTTTTTGACCTAGACTATGACTCTATAAATATGGCCAGGAAAGTAGACAAAGCTAAGCAAAACGAGACGGAACAAAAGCTCGTTACCAATAGACAGCACGCTAAAGCTATAGTATTTGGACTTATATTCTGTATAAGTGCACCTAAGCTAGCTAATGACTTAAAGATATCCGTAGCTGAGGCCGAGGGCCTCATGGCCATGTTCTTTCAAAGGTTCCCTAAGATAAAAGAATATATCGAAGGGACTAAGAACAGGGTCGTAAGGGAAGGGATACTTCGTACCCCCACAGGGCGAGCCCGTAGATTCCCATTAGCTAAAGCAGGGGGAGCAATGGCGGCCTCTAGTCAACGTCAGGGTGTTAATTTTCTAGTACAAGGATTTACTTCAGAGATAGTAAATAGGGTGCTGATAAATCTACACAGACACATGCACGAGGTCAGGGGCAGGCTAATGATCACAGTACATGACTCTATAGTGTTTGAAATGCCTAGAAAAAACCTAGGTATGTTAGACCAATTTTTCTCTAAAAGGGTGCGGGAGTTCATACAGCAAGAATTCCCAATGGTGCCTGTAGACCTGCCCTACGACGTAGAAGTGGGACCTACATATGGAGAAGCTAAACATAGCATAGGAGCATACGCGCAAATGTAGCCCTAACTGTGTTATAAGTTAGTGCTCTATTGAGCATACTAGTAGCGATGAATCTTAAGAAGTAACTTCTCAGTACCATCTTTGGACGAAGTCCTGAACTTATGGACAGTTGTTCACCTTGTACTAGTAGCTAATTACTGGGAAGCAACTTCTCAGACCCAAGGTTGGTGTACCACCCGCTGCGCACGCCCCGGGATCCTGATGCATCACTTTGTACTAGTCCCCTAACTCTAATTACTAGTAGCTAGGTAAAGAGTAGGCACTACTCTATCCCCTGGCGGCCTACGGCTGGCTGCACGGTCGTCCAAGCACACGCATGTACTAGTAGCTAACTAGCCGCGAAGTTACTTCGCGGATCTATAGTTGGTGGGTAAACCCTCACCTCGTGATGTCGTCGGAAGACCGACAACTCCTTGTACTAGAACCTAGGCTTCATTACTCGTAGAAACTACGAGGTCCCTACTCGGGGCCGTGTCGCCTAACGGCGAATTCGGCCCAGCGGCGACGGGATGTCGACACTAAATTGCTAGGTAATAACTGACTTAGGCTTGACTTATGTGTAGGTTACCTGCACTCTCTAGGTCTGGTCTACGACCAGGGAAAATCCCCAGAAATCCAGGGAAATTACTATTTTGCTAAGTCAGGAAAAAACTAAAAATGGACGCTAAACAAGCCGCTGACCGAGCGCACGTATGCGGTGCTCATGTAGAAATCGCACTAAACGAACACCCCTTCATAGAGGGCGACGCGGATGCAAAGGAAAAGGTAAAGGATATTATGGCCAATATCTGGAATCTCTACCAATACCTAAACGCTAAAGCTGAGGCTGAGGAGCTCAGCCCCCCTGATAAAACTGCAGATCGTGAGTTAGTATCTTGCACGCAGCCCAGCTAAACACAGCCGCGTGCAGACAGTCATCAGGCGAGTTAGGCGAGTGGCGCCATACCTTCTTGCCGGAAGGCATCACCTCCTCATAGAGAGCAAGCATGTCTTCAAAAGCATCTTTCATCTCGGCCTCAGGTAAGAACTGGACACGACCTTGCTTCACGTCCAAGAAGAAACAGTCTATAAGAGTGGTACGATCCGCTAGGTACCTGTCCACTCCGTTCCAGTTAAGAGGCTTACTAGAGCTACCGTACTGCAACTGATAAAGCGGCTTACCTTGTAGGCTCTTATGTAGCAGCGAATTAGCGAGAGCTCCCTCACCAGCATCGCCTATTACTAGGTTAACTCCATACTCATGGAACGTGCGCGCTATGCGCTCCACGGCATCTACGGGATTGACGTCCTTGTAGATACAGTAGTGGTGCATGATGAACTTACCACCCGGGGATCTAGAGAAAACCCAGCTAACAGTGCGACTAAGTCCCTTGCTGCCTCCTCCACTCCAATCGACGCCCCCACAGATAAAACCTGCGGGAGACTGCCTGGGCTTACATGCCCGGAGAAGCTCGTCGATTGATATGAGCCTTGACCCTACGGCGTCACTAACGCCTAATACCTCATTCTTAAACTTACTCTCGGAGTAAGTGTCTAGCTTGTTAAGTATCCTCCCCCACCGGTGAGGCTCCATATTAGCGGGTAAGATAACTTGAGGTACATGGAACGCTTTGGTGTAGTACTTATCTTTCATGTCTACCCATATACCGTTCCTGGGATCTACAGGCTTTGAGCAGTGGAGACACTCTATGCCGTTCTTACCGATACCCTTAACCTCTCGGTAAAACGAGTACTTGTTACAAGCAAGGCACTTAATGCACCACTCACTCTGGGAACTGCTATCCCAGATAAACTGTATGGTGTTCTCTTGGGTCTTAGGTGTGCCCATGTAGGACACAAACCCATACTTAGAATTAGCCAGGCACTCATTAACCACAGGCACTACTGCCTCGTAGTCTATGTCCTGAACCTCATCGTATATGATCCTATCTGCGGATACTCCACGTACCCGATCAGGATCATCGGAGGCATAGTTAAACAGCAGCTCGGCCCCGTTACCCAGTACCTTCAGGAACACGTTGTCCGAGGTAACGGTGCCCATCAGCTCTTTAACTACAGGGCTATGTCTAACTAGCTTACTAATTCTAGTGTTAGAGAAAGTGCTAGTCTGCTTCAGTGTTGGCGCTATATACAGCGTCTTAAAGTGAGGTATCGC